GACTTGGAGATACAATAGAAAAATTTACAACTGCAACCGGAATCAAAAAAGTAGTTGATACAATTAGTGAAGCTACAGGAACTGATTGCGGATGCGGAGAAAGACGGGATACTCTGAACAGGATATTCCCTTATAAAAGATAAAAGAAATGGGATATTTAAAAAATACAATTAATGTTCAACACGCACAAGAACCGTTGGTAACTACTTTTGGGGATACTTCAATAGTGGACCAAACTACAAAGAGTGTTGAGCTTACTATTAGTTCAGTAGTACCTGCCGACAGAAAAATATTTTGTGCTCCGACTGTAGGAACAAATAATTTACTACAAGCCGGTATCAAACCCGGAATGGTAATTATAAATGCAAATGGCTTTGGAAGAGAAATTGAAACAGTAGCTGATGATTTTATTATTGTAAACGCATCAGGTAACTTTTTTGCAAATCAAAAAATATTTGCTTACGCAAAAAAAACTGATGGAGTTTTACTTTATATAGGAAGAGCTACCTCACAGGTAACTTTTATAACAGCAAAAGTTGTAACAGCAGGAGGAGAAACCGTAGACTTTGAAGTACCTGTTGATGCCTTACCTTATGTACTACCGGTTCAAGTAACAAAAGTTCTTACTTTACAAGGCGTGGTAGGTGATTCAGTTTTATACTTATTTTAAGATGGATTATTGGACAGCAGATAACACTACAGGGATTGAAGATTTTGAAGTAACATATGAAGTAGTGTCATGCAATTCGAAGATATAAAACTTTACGGAATCAACTCTAGCGTCTTCGCAATATCTTTTACTGAGATAGAAATGGCATTGAAAATTATTCTGCTTATAGCAACCATCGTTTACACGGTCCAAAAAATTCACAAGAACTCCAAAGAAAAAGAATAAGTGGCAAAAATAAAACTCGCCACATACTCATTCCGCCATAAAACAAAACGACCCGGTGTTCATTCTAAGAACGCAAGTAGAAGCCAAAACGCTTATAAAAAAAAATATAGAGGTCAAGGAAGATGAGTCAAGATAAAACCGGATACCATAAAATGTTATCTGACCTAAACTGTAGTGAAGATAAGATGCAGAGGGTTACTAATATGTTAGAGGTCATAAGCTTGTATAATCCTTATGTGGAAAAAAAGAAGTCTGACATTCACGGCTATGGTATGTTTGCTAGTAGGACAATTAAAAAAAACACAATTATAGGATTGGGCACTATTAACGGAATCTACAAAACAAATATTGGTAGATATACAAATCATTCTTCTAATCCAAATATTGAGTTTAAGTTTTTAAATAATGAAGATGCAATAGCTTTAGCATCAAAAGACATTAAAAAAAACAAAGAAATTTTGGTTGATTACAAAAACCATATATTAAATCATAGGTACTATGAGAGAGATAAATAAAATAATATTGCATTGCTCTGCAACAAGAGAGGGCGATGATTCGGTTAATGTAGATGTCATTGACCGTTGGCACAAGGCTAGAGGATGGCGAGGTTGTGGATACCATTATGTTATATTGATTGACGGAACCATACAGTTTGGAAGAATGGTTGATGAGGTTGGGGCTCATGTGAAAAACATGAATAAATCTAGCATAGGTATTTGCTATATTGGAGGAGTAGAAAAAGATGGTAAAACACCAAAGGATACTAGAACACTTGAACAAAAAGAAAGTATATTAAGCTTGTTGTTGTTTTTAAAGAAATGTTTTCCTGAAGCAACTATACATGGACACAATGAATTTTCTTCAAAAGCGTGTCCAAGTTTTAATGTATCTTCGTATTACGGAATGTTATGAAAGAAATATTAAATAAAATTTTTGGTAAGATAGGAGGAGGCGTTGCTGAAAAGATAAGCGGCATTGTTGCAGAACATACTTTCAGTAAAGAAGAAAAAGCAAAGTTTGAAAAAGATATGACAGAAATATTTATTCAGGCTGAAGCAGATATGCAAAAGAATGTAACTGAGAGATGGCGAACAGATATGACTTCTGACTCTTGGCTTTCAAAAAATGTCAGACCTATGGTTCTTATATTCTTGATAGTATGCACAATGCTTTTAATTTTTATAGAAGCAGGTTCAATAAAGTTTGAAGTAAAGGAGGAATGGATTTCTCTTTTACAATTAATTTTAGCGACCGTGATTGCTTCTTATTTTGGAGGAAGGTCTTGGGAAAAGATAAAAAATAAAAAATAGTATCTTTGTATAAATTAAATTAAATAAACATGAGTAAAGAATTAAAATTAACTGAAGAAGAATTAAAAAAGCTTAGAGAGGCAACTGATTCTTTAAACAAAGTAAAGTTAGCTTTGGGTAACCTAGAGGTTCAAAAGCTAGAGTATTATGGTCAAATAAATGCTTTGACCCAACAGTTTAATAAGTTAGAGTT